ATCAGTCCTTCACTGATAAGAAAGCGCAGTTACAGTTAAACAAGTACATAGTTGAGCTAGATAAAATCATCGAAAAGAAAAACAAGAAGAAGTTCCAAGCATATAAAGAGATGCAGGAATTCCTTGAGTCTGTTGTAGTGGCTATTCAAGACGAGGCTCACGAGATTAACGGGTCTACTGTATTCGAAACGATTTCTAAGTTTACGAATGCGCAGTATAGAGTAGCCTTAACTGGTACAGTGGACAAGAAGAATAAAATGCTATGGCAACGAATGCAGTGTGTATACGGGGACTCTTTACTAAAGGTATCCAATGACTTCCTAATCAATCAAGGTGTTTCATCCAAACCACTTATTCGTATGGTGCCGATTAAAGAACCACGCAACCTAGAATTAATCAATAACTACCTAGAGGCGTATAAAGCCTGTATCGTAGAGAACGACTTCCGAAATGATACGATTGCTAAGCTAGTAAAGTGGTATATCGATAGCAAACCGGGCGGTGTTCTAATCAGTGTAAACCATATCGAACATGGAGAAAGAGTACAAGCCCTTCTCAAAGATATGGGTTACGAATCAGACTTTACACACGGTGGACTAGCTACAGAAGATCGTGCAGAGTACTTACGTCGATTTAGTGCCGGAGAGTCTAGAATCTTGCTTGCCAGTAGCATACTTGACCAAGGGGTAGACGTAAAGAGTATCGGTATGTTATGTATGGCCGGAGGGAATAAGAGCCTTCGTCAAAACCTGCAACGAATCGGCCGTGGACTTCGACTAAATGGTATCGATGGGAATACTGTACTAGTATTCGACTTTTTAGACCAAACCAATTCTCATATGCTAAACCATGCTAAAGAGCGCATGAGAATATATAAAGATGAAAATTTTGACGTTTCTGTGCTAGGAGGGTGAGCAATGTTACCTGGGCAACGAACACACGATCAATGGTTTCATGACATGGGAGAAGCCCTTCAACGTATTGACTGGTTGTGTACCCGAGCTGAACAGTGGGGGATCGACGAAGAGGATTTAAAAGAAATTCGAAAAGCAGTGGACAAAGCAATAAGACCAGCCGTACAACGCTAGGGGAGTAATCCTCTAGCTTTTTTGTCTTTAACTATTGACTAAGTTACAAAGTATGATATAATGTAGACAGACCATGAAGTCGGGAATATCTAATTAGGAGGAAACACAATGGAAAACGCTGTATATGTAAATTTATCCGTAGTTGATCTAAAACCAAATGTATTAAACTTCTTATCTACTTTAGCTGAAACGGCTAAAGAGTCCGTATTTGTTACACGAGTGAAGGACTTAGCAGAGCAGTTAGGTAAGGATGTACGTACAATCCAACGCCACTTGAAAGAGTTAGCAGAGAAAGACATCCTTGAGATGAAGGGTCGCCGTGGAAAAGCAGGCGGCACAGTAATCCGCTTTAACTCAGACCTCGTACAGTTCACAACATCGGACAAGGCTCTAATCAATTCAGAGGAACCTATCGATATTGACGAACTACTTCAAACTAAAATTCCTAAGAAGAAACAAGAACCAAACCCGAATAAACGTCCAAGACGTACAAAATCGCAGATGATAGAAGCTCAGCTATTGCAGGATGAAAAGCAAGCGAAGATCGACGAACTAAACGGTCGATTACAAATCCTAGGTGGAGTACCGAACTGGGACTGGTTCCAATTAACAGACAACCCAGTAGGCAACTACCGTACATACTTGTTAACCCGCTTATATAATCGTTACGCAGCACTATTCACCGACTACCATAATGTAAAGGTACAAGTTATGGAGGAAGGTGAAGAAGTTCCGGAAGTATCTAATGACTATGATGTCCTGGGTACAGACAAAGTATTAGGTACATCTCGCTGGGCACAATTTGAGAAGTTCCGTGACTTCTGTGACGAGAACAACATTGATCCTGCAGTATACCTAACGGCTCAATTTAACCGTTCGTTATTCTCTGCTAAAGGGAAAAACAAGAAGAAATCACTACCTTTCGTTAACGCCCTTACAAGCGATGCGTCTTACGATGTATACTTACAATATTGTGACCATAAGGCGCGAGTAGACGATGGGTACAAACAATTTAAGATCTTACCGAAGAGATTCGCTAGTGACTTTGTTGTGAGCGCTATTTCTGAGGCATATGATACAGCTGATCGTTCATTAGGTATGCTTGAACATAAGCATAGTATCCACGAGTTCCTTAAAGGTGAACACGGTTACACAGAAAAGCAAGTAGATGTTATTAACTTCTATGACAGTATCGTAGATAAGTTACGTGAAACTAACGCACCTTTCCAGGTTCGTAACACAATTAAAAAGTACATAATCACACAAGCGTTAACTCAGCTGTTCGGAAACCAAAGCTTACCAGTATCCTCAATCCTTGGGTCAGAACATACGCAAGTCATTTTAGCTACAATTGACCGCGACGCAAACAATAAAGAAGAAGCAACATTTATGAAGAAGCGTGTGTTAGGAACTCTAGTAAACCCTAATGCAACAAACGAAGTAAAAGATAAAGACGGAGCTACATACCTATATCAACTCCGTACATTAAAAGAAACAAGACAAGTATTGCGTTTAATCCAGGAACGTAAAGGAACTCACATTTCCTTAGCAGACTTACATAAATCGTTTGAGGCATTCGGGCGAACAGAGATCCCTGTTGACGACTTCTCTATGTTAAACATTGATGCAATCGTAGAATTAGAGAATAGAAAAGAGCAACAAGAACAAGAGATTGATTTAGCAAGTGTAACAGCACAGCGTAAAGTTGTAATGTCTGGTTCTGTTGTAGAGCAGAATTCTGTCGATGACGTTTTAGCGGGACTACAGATGGATTAATTCCTCTGTATCCCTCTTTACAGCTTGTATAACTTATGCTATAATGTGAACAGTTAATACAAAGGGAGGAAACAAAATGAAAAATGAGCAACGAATTGAAATTGATATTAAGCTATATCCGAATGGTATGTACTTTATTTCCCATTATGTACTACCAACAGGGGATATTATATTCCGAGACCCTGCAGACCCTGATCGAGTAGGTTATAGCGCACTAATACCTTATCAAGGTCAGGATGCTTGGCTCAATTACTCAGATGGTAGCCGAGACAGACTAGTACTATTACAAGAAGTAACGGAAGACTACATTGAAATAAAAGACGTTCTCCTCGAAGTAGGGAGTAAGGAGGGGGAAGTAGAATGAATTCACCAATACGACGAGAGATTCTCCGAAAGGCAATTACATCTCCTATGTTTTCCCGAGATGTACTGCCAAAAACACCAATGTCCATTTATGATGGTAACAAGGTGTACGAAGAACTTTCTGGAATTATTAAACGCTACTACCAAACTAATCGTAATGTTCTTACTGAAGAGGCCTTCTTAACTCTAACAGAAGAGAAGTTAGATCGCATGCGTAAGGATGCCACAGAGCAGCAAGAATACTTTAACACTATTAATTCACTGTACGAGATCCGAGACAGTCACGATGATTCTGTTATTGACGAAAACATTGAAAAGTACGTAAAGAAACATATGCGTCTCGATCTTATGCAACGAGCACTAGCCAGTATCAATGATGAGTCGATGCTGGACAAGGTAGATAAAGAGTGGCGTGAGATTGAGTTAATGGATATCTCAGGCAAGAAGAACCGAGTAATCAATATCATAGACGATGTGGAAACGAAGCGAGAAGCTTTATCAACATTACATATGAATACAATCCCTACCGGGTTTACCTCTGTGGATGGTCTAATGAGTGGAGGGCTAGCCAAAGGAGAGCTAGGTATGATCCTGGCTCTATCTGGTACAGGTAAAACACTCGTGCTTACTAACCTAGCAACCAATTATACGAAACAAAAAAAGAACGTTTTGTTTATCGCCCTAGAGGAACTTGAAAACCGAATGGTGCTTAAATTCGAGCAATCTATGTTACGTCAAAATAAGAGTAATATTTTAACAGGGACTTCCCTTAACGAGACCAACTTCAACAAGTACCAGGAGTTCTACAAAACAAACCGTGAGCATTTTGGTAACCTGTTCTTTGCTCGCTATTCACCTCGAACTGTAACACCTGCTATCGTAGAGCAACTGATTTCTGATATTAAAATCCGTGAAGGTATTGATGTTGATGTAGTACTTATTGATTACCCTGATCTGTTTAGAAACCCGTTTGCTACAGGTAATGAGTCCGATGACGGCGGTAAGCTATTTGAAGAGATTCGTAGAATCTGTCAAGAGTATAATGTAGTGGGTTGGACAGCTGGTCAGTTAAACCGTGGAGCTTATAGCGCTGCAATTAAAACAGCAGAGTACATGGAGGGTTCTATCCGTAAGAAGAATGCTCTAGAGTTCGTAGGGGTTGTACAACAATCTGAAGAAGAATTTAAAGCTGGGTTTACTCGTATCTACATAGATAAGCTCCGAAACACACCTGAAGGCCCTTACGAGAAAATGCTAGGGTTTAAAGTTGTAGGTAGTGCGCAGAGTATGATGGAATATCGTAGCGAGTCAGAGAGACGAGAGCACCAAGCTATTTTAGAAGCTGTTCAGGACAACATGGACAAGTCGTATAAGAGTAAGAAAAAAGGAAGTGACGGAGTAACAATCGATTATGCAAATGAGATTAACTCTGCACTACTAAATAAAAGGGGAGAATAAAAATGACTAAAGTGATCGCCTTTTCAGATTTTCATGCACATATATTCAATGACTATGCTAAACCAGACCCAGATTACGTGAACGATAGATTTAGAGCACAGATGGAGACACTAGAGAAGATATTTCATATGGCTAGGGCGG